GGCTGGCATTCAGCTTCCGCCGCTCTGGATAGGCTTCAAAGAGCGTGGGGGGCATTTCGAGTTCTATCGGACTATCACGGGTACTCATTTTCCTCCGAGGGAGTCATGTATATAAGTCCCAAATGTTTGAGCCGCCGCCAGTCGCCGTGCACGTGAGCGTCGCCGTGTTGCAAGTGAACCCGGTGCCCATGGTCCACGCGCCAGGAAAGCCGTTGATCGACTGCACAAAGCCATTCAGCGCCAGCGGCGCGATGTTAGGCAGGTAGTTATCGAGATTGCAGGTCGTGACGCCGCCGGTCGTGCTACACCAGGAGCTTTGCCCGGTGGCGCTCGGCTGCAAGCATCCATAGCCAGGTCCGAGAACCTGCGACCCGTTCTGCGTGCTCAGGATGAGCTCAAAGCAGATATTCGCGGGACTCGCCAACGCCGTATCAGGCACGCCCGCCAAAGTGAACGCGCCATTCTGGACGCCGACCGTGAGCGGTGTGATCGACGCCTGGCCGCCGCCGGGTCGATGGTAGCTGGCCGGCTGGCCGGTAGGAGTGACCGGAGCGAGCGTCAACGTGCCGTACGCGGGGTTCAGGCCGTCGTAGAGATACGACGCTTTAACGGTCACCGTCTGCGCGCAGATCGGCACCGACGCGGCCAGGATGGCCGCAACCATAAGAAGCTTTTTCATCGAGCGCTCCGGTTAGTTACAGGTGCAGGTTGGCGGCGTGCCACTCATTAGGATTCAAAACATCCCCGCCGAATGCGCGGGCGGTGCCGGAATGTACGCGTTGAAGTTCACATCATCCACGTTGTAAGAAACAGTTTGAGCGGTGCCTGATGTTGCGCTGATATCTATCTGAAATTGGTCGATAAGTGCCGACGTGCTATACAAAAGCGTTTCCGACGGCAGCGTCATGTTGATGCTGTAGGTCGCACCATTCAGAATCAACTTGTCGTAGTTATTGCAAGCAACGCCGCCGCAACTCGTGTCGCCCGGCGTTCGGTGACCCACCGTAATGACGTTGTTCCAGCCGGTCGGCCAGGAGCACGCGACTGTCGTGTTTTCCCAACCGTGAGCCAGGTTATCGATCTGCCAGTAGCCACCAAGATTGCACTGCCAGCCGAACATAAATTCGCGGCCAAGGGTCAGATTGTACTGCGCGGAATCCATCTCAATATTGTTGGCGGCGCCGATGTTTGTGACGCATATCCAACGGTTAGAAACGAACGTAGTGGCGCTATCATTGCCTGTGAGCCAAAGCCAGAACAGCGCGTTGGTCTGAGTAGACGTCGCGCTTGTGGTTACCGACATGGACATCGATGTGCCGCTGGGCGCCCCGGAACATGGCGACGAGACGCCGGTCGCCTGCGAAGCCGAGGCCGGCGAGTTCGCGCCGCCCGTATTCGCGGGAACCGTGTCGATGTTCCACCCCGGCGACGAGGTATTCGTAGTGCTGGGCGAGGTCAGGGCATCGAGGTCGAGGTAGTATTGCGCCCGCGCTAACCCCGGCAGGAAAACCAGCGCGGCAAAGACAAGCAGTTTTTTCATTGGCACACCAGCTGAGCGTTGATGAAGCCGGTCCCAGAGGTTGTAATCAGGTCCGCCGCTATGATGTCACCGAGAGAAACCGCTGTCGTCGTAAAGTCTGACATGGTTGCACTCTGGATGACCGTGCCAGTCGAGAGAGAAACGCCACTGGTCGAGATCGAGTTCGATCCGAGCGTGGGGACTGCGATGCCCGACGCCACTTTCAGGAATTTCACTGTGTCAGTGCCTGCGTCGGCTTCAATCGACCAGCCATTGATCACGCAGTTAAAAGGGACGGTGTAATAGCCGAGCACGCCCGGAGATATAGGCGATCCCCCAGCCTGACCGAAGGGGAAACTTATAGGGTGCGGCGCAGATGGCGCGACCTCGCATCCCACAGTCCCAGCGTTGTCATAAAGCATATAGCCCGACGTACATGAAGTGACCTGCGTCGTGCCGACAAAGATGTGAGGCCAGCCCGCGGCCCACGCAGTGCAACTGCCCGAGGTCGTTGCCCCGCAGAGCAGAGAGGAGCCAACACCCGCACCGGCGTTGCTGAAATCCTGTAGAAGGCTCGTTGATGGAACTTCCTCCCCAACAAAATGATTCCCGGTAATGAGTTTGTCGTAGACGAGGTACCCGGCAGTGCCCCCACTCAGCGCCGTCGAGTTGATTGCGAAGTTGGTTGTATCTCCGGCAATATACTCGCTCGCGATCGTCCCGCCGCCGAAGTTATACTCGGCAGAATTTGGGTTGTCACCCACAAAGCTTGTGATCGTGGTGTTCGTGCCGACAATGGCAAGCAGCGGCTGCGTTGCCGTGTACTCTGCGTCGCGGATTGCCAGCGATTTAACGTCGAGCCTATAGCTCGTATTCGACGGCGCATGTAGCATGATCGCGGCTTGCGTGCCGGCGTTTGTCGTATTGTCCGGGCCCACGTCTGAGATGCTGATCGCGCCGTAATACTCGTTTGCGGCGATGCTCGCGCTGCCCACATTGACCTGCTGGCCCCAGTTAAAGTTCGACTGGTTGTAGACGTGTGAGATGTAGATCTGATCGATGAGCGCCGATGTCCCGAGGTCTGAGGCATAAGCTGCGCCGACATTCAAGCTCACGGGGAGATTGAAGCCCTCTTGCTGCCCGGCACTCGTACTGATGGTCGACGCGAACACCGTGTCGATGTTGATATTGTTCATCGGCGACCCGATGCAGGTGCCGCTCGCATTCACGCAAAAGGCATAGACCACGACACCCTGCGAGCCGCTGGTACCCTGCACGTTGTAGACGGAAGCGCCTACGCCGGCCCCGTTTGTGTTGCGGGGAATGCCGATCGGCGACGGCCAGATCTCGCCATCCTTGAGCGCAACGCAGTCGTCGCTGGTATCGCACGTGATGTCGCGCACCGCAATGTTGCGCCACGGCCCTTCAAAGTCGATGCCGTCCTGGCCGTAGCCAGAGAACGAGAACAGTTTCATATTCTCGACCAGCATCTCGTCCACGTCATAAAAGAACGTGTGCCAGTTCGATGTGCCATCCGGGTCGAGCCAGTTGCCGCCATCCACCGTCACGCGGTTGGCATGGCCGATTGCAATTTCCTGCGGCGCGCCTGAAGTGAATGTTCCGGCCGTCATCGAGACCGTGCCTGCGATCACGTGGATGTCATGATCTCGGATTGTCTCCGTGCAGGAGAAGTTGCCGGCCGTGATGCCGGGGCCGGTGAAGTCTGAAAGGTCGAGACTCGTGCCCGAAGCCTTGGCAATCGTAGTCTCGAGATCCACGCCGCCGCCGAGTGCCGCGGTGCAACGGAAGCTCTGCTCGACATCTGCATTCGTGAAGCTCGCCGTCGAGCAGGTGGCGCTCTGCGACGACGCCGTCAGGGCGCACGTATAGGCGTGCGTGGTGGGGCTGACCACGGCTTCATTCGTGATCGAGGCGTAGTTGGTGCCGATCGAGCCCAGGGTATTCGGCAAATAGCTGGTGAGAGTCTGGCCCGCAAAGTTCCAGGTGTCATTCGAATAGAGGACGATCTGATTGTTCGTCGCGCAGTTCCCAAAGGTATAAAGATAGGTGCCCGGCGTAGATAGGTAGCCATTAATGGCAGCAGTGTCAGTGCCCGCGGTTCCCGAGCAGGTGTAGGCGGTAGGGATCGACGATCCGCCGCCGGAATACTGCGGAATGTTTAGGACCCCACCTGAAAACGTTGAAGGCCCCGAGCTGCCGGTCGCAGTCACCGAGAACGCGAGGGGCGCGCATGCCGACGTGCTCGAGCAGCTCTGGATATACACACCTGCAGTGGGGTTGCCGAAGATGTTCGACAAGGCCCCTGGGGCCGTAGTTGCGCCAGTGCAACCCCCGCTAATCGCCCCGCCGCTGCAGCCACCGCTCCCGGCCGGCCCGGTCGGTCCCGCTGGTCCCGCGGGCCCCGCGGGCCCCGTCGGCCCCGCAACCACCATCGCCGTCGGCGGCGTCGCAGGAATGAAGCTGTCAAAACTCCAGGTACTCCCCGTGGGCTGCACGCAGCCATACGCGCCGCCCAGGTTCACATGGACGCCGTCTGAAGCCAGGCCCGCGCCCAGGAGCGCCCTGCCCGTAACGTTATCGATGATCGTCACGGCGTAGCAGGGATACACAGGGTCGCTGAGCGAAACATCTACGACCGAGAGCGAAAATGCGCCGCTGGTCACCGTCGCCGTGACGGGAACGCCCAAAGGCTGGCCACCGGCGGTATCGATCCGCGACGACGTGACGAGCTGCCAGTAAACCGTCCCGTTCGCGACCAGGTGGCCGGTGCCTCCGGTGTAAGACGCCGAGACGGTGGTATATTGCGCGACTGCCGTGGGCGCAAAAAGCGCGCACAAGAGCGCGAGCGCCGTGAAGGCGGCGATGCGAAAACGCATGATTTGCTCCTTGTTAGCCCCAGATCAGGGCAATATCGCTGAGGGTTTCAACCCAGTTAAAGCCGGAATCGCTGGGGTAGTTATAGTTCTGATCGCTCGCCGTGTAGCGGCGATTCGAAGCGCGCTGCAGATTCGTCATGCGGGTTTCAAGCTTGAGCGTGATCGCGATCGTGTCCGGAGAAATCGGAACCACCGGCTGGTCGACCGTGCCCACAAAGAGCGGATACGCGGCGCCAAGAACCGCGCCGCTCTGAAACACCGCAAACCAGACGGTGACCGGCGCGCCCAGCTGGATCTCAAGCAGGCAGTCATTCAGAAGCACCGGATCGATGCCGGAAAGCGTGATCGTGGTGCCATCGGCCTTTACATCGCTGCCCTCGGTTACGTCGCCGATCTGGCCGAGCGAGCCCACGCCGAGATAGGTGTTGCCGCTATAAACCAGCGAGCCAATGCCCGACCAGATATGCTGGACGCCCGTCGCGAGCGTGAGATCGACCAGCACGCACGGCGACACGTCGTTTGACTTGACGGCCGTAATCATCGGGCTGGGCAGATTACGCGGCAACGTAGCTCCATGAATGCTCGACCGGCGCGAGATTCTCTGCCGTCAGGGGCAGCCCGATCGCGCCGGCGATTAACTGGATCATGTTTTCCGCGTCCGAGCGGCGCGCGAAGCGCAGCGCGCGGGAATCGGTATACGCGACGAAACTCAGCCGCCCGCACAGGACGCCGATACACATCACGCCGTCATCGAGCAGCCACGCAATCTCTTCCGGCTCCCGGTCCCTGGTCCCTGATCCCCGCACTACCGCACCTCAATACACTGAAAGCTGAGCGTCGTGAGCCGTTGCGGGCTCGAGTGAATCGCGCGCCGGTTCGAAGCCAGGCGAAATAAGCCTCGTGGCGAAGCGAAATAAAGGCCGTTCCCCGTCGATGGCGTCTCGCGCAGCGACGGCCAGATCGCCAAAGTGGCATTGCCGCCGGAATCGGAATTCACCTGCTCGCAGACCCGGTGCAGCCGGTAGTTAATCTGAAACTGGTCGCCGGGCAATAACAGCCTGAATGTGCTCGGCGCCCATCCTGCGGTAACCAGCGAGGTTGTGCCGGGCAGGTTATTCCCGCCGTAAGTGTTGGCCACCGGCGTTCCCAGGCCGGAGCCCAGCAGGCCGCCAACAGCCCGTGGATCGCCAAGCTGGAAGACGTTGGCCCTTCCCCTCAATTCGGCAAGGAAACCCTCCCACGCCCAAGCCTGTGCCTTACTAAGAGGCGGCAGCGTGACTGTCGCATCCCAGAAATCGGCGCCTGGCCAGGGCTGCACCTGCTGGACCTTCGTAAATGGCGACTCGACGACAGCAACCGAGTCGCTCATGCCCAGCTCAATCTCGGCCGGACCAGGAGACGAGGGCATCGCGCACAGGTTGTAGGTATTGCTGCCGATGGTGATCGTAGTCAAGGATCAGCCTCAGTTCCGAGCGTGACGGCTATCGAGCAGCGCCTGCGTATGACACACGCCGACAAGTAGGGTTTCCAGATCCTCTGCCGTCATCCCCGGAGGGATGGCAACGGAACGCATCATCGGGCCATGGACGGGGAAGCGCCAGCCGCGCGCGATGCGCGCCTCGCGATAAATTCTCTCCCAGTCATAATCGGGATTGATCCGCAGCATCAGCGAGCCTTCGAGAGAGGCCGGCGGCGGTTACTGTCGCGGATGGCGTTCGTCGCCATGCCGCTAATGTGGGGCAGGTAAGATCGCACGACGCGATGCATCGCCGCCTCCGAAGCAGCCGGATCCGAATTTCCCCTGTTATCGAAGTAGTTGTTGACGGTTTGACCGCCGCCAAACGAGCCGTTGGGTATGATGCGCCCCGAGGTCCTCGGCATGAAGAGCTCCGGGCCTTTCTCGCCGACGAGTGACGGCATATTCGAGGGGATCATGCCACCTTCAGCAAAGCCTTCCGCCGCACCTTTCCCCATCGAAGCCGTCGCGCCAGACCCTTCGCTCGCGCCGCCGCCGAAGAGGGCGCCGATCGCGCCGGCTCCGCCAGCCCCCATCGCGCTTCCCGCGCCGCCGCTGCCGCCGCCGCCCAAAAAACTGCTACTAATGGAGTCCCCCCCCCCCATCGAGCTCGACGTACTACCCGCGCCGCCGTCAACCAGCTTGACCCAAAGCGGATCAGATTGCGAGCCCGTCGGCTTATGCGTGCTCTTGAAGAGCTTGCCAATGCCGGGAATCTTGCCGAGCTCTGACATGGCCATGCCCTCGCCGTACTTGAGGGCAGCGCTGCCGGCGCTCTGAGCGGTGCTCGCGCCGAGCTGGCGCCAGGGATGCTGCCCGCGCAGCATGCTGTCCGGCGTCGAAAGCACCTTCATCAGCGTTTCGTTGAACTTATTCAAGGTTCCGATAGTGAAGCTGCTGAGGACCTGATTCAAGTTCGTGAATTCATCCGCCGTATCCTTCAAGGTTTTCAGGAATGCATCGAACGGCCCGGCGCTCGGACCGATGACCTTTGCGGAAGCGCCAAAGTTGAGGCCCAGAGCCATGGGGTTGTAGCCGGGCATAGCAGCCGCGCCCGGGGCCGGGGCGCCGTACTGCGCGGCCCAGTTCCACGCGCCGGCCGGAAGCTTACTCGGCGCCCCCGCCGCGGCCGCGGCCCTGAAATAACCAGACCAATAGTTTGTGAAATCAGCAGTAGCTAGCGCGCCCTCGATTCCCCTCACCGACCCACCGCCAGGGCCGACACCGCCAGCTTTAGGCGCGGAGGAGGCCGCTGGGGCGGCAGCGACAGGCGGCATAATTCCCTGCGCGGAAAGATACGCCGCTCCGAACAGGCCCTGCCCCGCAAGGAGAACCGTCCGGCCGAGAGCCTTCCACGATTCCCCAAGGTGAGCCAGCTCGGCTTCATTCTTCTCAATACCAGTCGCCAGCCAGTTAAAAAACGTGCTCATGGCCGGCGCCACAGCCACAGTCAGGTTCATCGAGAACTTTTGCCATGCAGCACTGAGATTTACCGTCGCCTTATGCGCCTTTTCTAACTGTTCGAGATCATGGTCGGTAATGATCGGAGCCTTCGATTTGAAGTTTTCCAGCGCCGCCGCGCCCTGGTTCAACACCGGGATCATCTCCGACCCCATACGCACTCCAAAGATCTTCGCGGCCGCGTCGCTCTTCCCGATCCCGTCGGGCATCTGCTCGAACTTGTCAGCGATCAATTGCAGGACGCCATACATATCGTTTCCCTTGGCCTTGAGGTCTTCAGTTGAAATTCCAAGGTCTTGAAAGCCAAGCTTTGCCACTTTCACGCCGCGCTCCGCGTCGGAGACGGTGACAGCCAGACGGCGGAAGCCGCGCGTCAAAGTCTCAAAGCTAGTGCCCGTCTCCGCAGCCGCGAACTTGAGCACCGAAAGGTCCTCCATCGAGACCCCAGTCTGCTCGTGCAGCCGGCCGAGTTCCACGCCAGCCTCAATCGTGGACTCGATCATCCTCTTGAGCCCCGCGACAGCCAAGCCGAAGCCAATGCCAACCCCGATCGTCTGCACTCCCTGAAGGGCCGTGCGCCCCGTACCAAGGAGCAGGTTTAGCCTGGCCTGCGCTTTCGCCTCATTCTCCGTCGCCCGCGTAAGAATGTCCGTCTTGAGCGCGGCGATCTCTTTAGATCGCGCCGTGGCAGCTTCGGCCAGCGTCGCTTTCTCCTGCTGCAGCAGCTCCCGCTGCCAGGCCGCGCGGGCGCGGTCTGCTGCGCGCTCCTGCAGCAGCGCCGTGCGGTCAATCTTCTCGCCCGCCACTGAAATTGCGGTGCCGGCCTTCTCGGCCGCGAACTGCGCGGCCCTGAGTTGGTTTGTGCTGCTCTGCAGCGACGTGTCGAAAGTTTTCGTGTTCGCTTCGAGGATCGCGGTTACGGTGCCAATCGATGTACCCATTAGCTCGAAAACCTCGCGAGTTGCACTTTCAGTTCGGCCGCGAAGGCCTCAATCGACCTTTGCCAGCTGGTTTCAAACGCGGGCCGCAAAAACGGATGCGCGGGCACTTCGCCGATCAGCTTCCCCGGCCCCTGCGCTCCCGCTGCCGTGACATATGATTTGCCGCCCTTGATCAAACGGTGGCCGTACTCCACCAGGTGCGCGACGCGGCGCGTTCCGCGCTTTGGGCCGATAAACGCAATAACCAGGCCGTCACGCACCGGCTCAACGCGTAGGCCAATGCCCGTCTTTAGCGCGTTCGGTTCCAGCGCGTTACTCCCCGCGTTCTTTTCGTCTAATACGGGGGCCCCCTCCTTCATTTCCTCGACCATGACAGCCCCGCCGACGCGGACGGCGCTCCTGGTTGCATCCGTCCTCACGAGCTCCCGCACCCGCGCGAACCCGGCCTGAGTCTCAGGAAAACCTTTCGTCTTGAGGCTCATCGGCATTTTTTCTCCAATAGAAAAGCCGCCTCGAAAGGCGGCTTTCCGAAAACGAGGTACCTGATTAGTTCACTTTCCAGTGCGCGTCACTTTCCAGAGACGGGGGTCATAGTCAGACAATGACAACTCCGCGGCCTGCGACGCCTCCGGCGCTCTAACTTCGCCACAGGCAGCCCAAGCCAGGGCCACGACCCACCCTACGAGGGTCCAGCCGAGAAAAAGGTTGACAACCGCAATTCCCGCGAACGCCTTACACTTACGGACGCACGCGACAAAGAACGGCAGAAAATAAAGAAACCCAAGAAAGCCCAAAAGCAGGGTGCCACCGACATCGCTTCCGCTCATAACGCCTCCGTGCCAGGAAGTATAGCACGGAATCAACCGCCCGCGAACATCCCCATCGCCACCCTGAGCTTTTCAGCAACCGCAGCGCGGCGCTTCGGGCTCATTCTCGCCGGGCTGGGCTGGCGCACCCCGATCTCTGAGGGCAGTAGGTCGGAAAGCTCGACCGCCTTCTTTGGATGACACATGCTGAAGTTAATTACATCCCGTCGCAGCAGCGCGAATAAGGCCTGCAGTTCGCGCGACCGGAGGCGCTCCTGTTCTACAAGTTCGAGGAAAAGCCGCGGCGTCAGAGCGAAGAACTCATCTTTCCGCATCCCAAGCCGAACTCGCGCGAAACCCCAATATTCAGCCCAAGAGGGAGCGGCTACTTTTCCGCCTGAGCTGCGGGAGGGTTTACTTTTGCCTCCGGCGTAGCAGCCTTCCATGCCACGCGAAGGGCGAACAGGATCTCAAAGACGCTCTGCGCATTTACCAGAGCGCACGCCTGGTCGAAGGAAATCTCTGGCTGGTAGGGGCCGAGCGCCGCCGCAAAGAGGACACGCGTGTTTGCGAGGTTCTCTTCAGCCATGGCAAAAAGGAGATTGACGCGAGCCGCCTGACCGCTTTTTGCCATCTCTTGATTGATTCGCGTTTCCGCATCAGAGAGGGCACCTAAATCGCAACAAAGCTGGTAAGTCTTGCCGTCGATCTCAATAGGCGTCTTAGGCAATGTCGCGTCTGTGATGCTGCGCTTAATGTTCGGCGATTTGCTCATGCGATCCGCCCCTTAAGTGGCGCTAGTGGCGGGATATTTGAGGGGATCATTGAGCCGGTAGCATCCGGAAGATGCGAGCGCCAAGCCTCCTGCTCAGACAGCCAGGAGTCGAAACCTGGGACAGCTACAACCCAAGCCTCGATCAGTTTATTCCAGATGAAATCGGCAGTTTCCCAGGTAACAAAAGTCGAGGCCTCTGCGAATGTGATCTCAGGCTGCGTCGGTAGTAGAAATGCAAAAAGCATGGCGCGCACCAGCCCGATGGCCGGATGGTCGATATCCCGGCGCGTGAGGCCCATGAGTAAGGAGCGGCCCGTCAGATCCTCGGCGCGCGCGATCGCCTCAAAGTCAAACAGCAGCTCGAAGGATACTTCGCCGCCCTTCACGGGATCGGCGACAGTCAGGGTGGTCGATGGTTGAACTGGATTCTTCATAGTTTCCTTTTTAAAAAGTCGGGCCACTCCGAAGAGCAGCCCGAGGAGGCAAATGAAAGGAGCGATAGGCGGTGAAGCTTTACGATCCTTCAGTCAGAGTGCACCCGAGGCTGATATTGAGCTCGATCGAGAATTCGATCGCCTGCGTCACCGCGTCGGTGAAGTCAGACCCAACCACAAAAGCATTGAAGGTGTACTTGTCGCCAATGGTTGTCTGCGTGGGATTCCTGGGCAGCTGCAGCACGAAGGCCGTGAGCGCGCCGCTCTGGTATGCCGCTTCGACCAGGGCCTGGCCTGCATCTGTAGATACGCGGTTACCCTTGAAAGTGCACGATCCGGGCTTGCGCATGGTGACGAGCTGCTCAGAATCGGAGCCCGACTCGAAGTTTGTAGTGTCGACGACTTCCCACTTGCCGCGATTGAGCGGAACTTCCTTGACTTCGCCGATCATTGTGGGGGTCGCGCCGATAGAGAGAGTTGATCCCCTCCCGGCCTGTGCCTGAGAACCGCCGTATGTCATCGCTTTCGCTCCTTAACTGGTTGGAAGGGTGTAAAGGACGTAGAACTCGCACATGCAGCGGAAGATTCTGTCTTCCGATACGAAGTCGGTCCCAGGGTTGAGCAGGACGGCGTTTGAAACGTTGGTGCCGTCAGAAAGTAGTTGCTGCCAGCCATTGACAGCCTTGATCGCCGCGCAGCGAATCGCCGCAGCCACAGAGCCGGCCGACAACCCCCCGCTCGGCAGCGCCGCGAAGGCATCGATCTGCACCCGCTGGCGAATCATGCCGGAGGTGGCCATAGTCGGATCAGCCGACCCGCCGACAAAGGAATACGCGATGCACGGATACTGCGAAATATCATCCGGCGCGTCGCCGGCGAAGATCTGCGCGCCCACCAGCGCAGCGACAGCGGAGTTGCCCGAGAGCAGCGCGTAGAGACCGGCATCGATCACAACTGGCCTCCGCCCTGGTTAACTTCGAGGCAATAGAGAACGAGCATGCGGTTGCGCTCAAGGATGTTTTCGACGTATTTCACGATGAAGACGCGATCCTTAAAAAGCACCTGGTAGCCTGCCAGGATCGCGACGCCGCCCCAGCGAATCTTGACCACATGCGAAACTTCGGAAACGATCTGCGAGGCCTGCGAGGTCTCGCGGCCGCCCGCGGTGTAGATGGCCGCCCGAGTCGCGCAAACGGTATTCCAGGCCGCCGGCGACACTGAGAGCCCGCGCGCGTCTGCAGTGCTCTGGGGCGCCTGGATCTGGATCCAGTGACAAAGATCCGCGGCTGCGATCGACGGGCTCAGCATGGCCGGTAGTCGCTCCATTCGACGATGTGCGGCGTGAGCTTAGCCTGGACGCCTTGCGGCAGATCTGCGAGCTTGAGATCGGTGGCAGCTTCCGCGTTGCGGTAATAGTGCGCGACAAGCCACAGAATGGCGTGCTGGACGTCTGCAGGGCAGTTGCCGGTGTAATAACTCGCCTTGAGTGTCTGGCCTGCATAGGTTGAAGCAACCGTGAGAACGCCGCCCGCAATCGTGAAGACTACCGGGTTTCCATCCGCGTCGACGAGAGTCACCGAGCTGGTCAGCGCAGTTGTCCCCGCCGCGATCGCGGCCGAAGCCGACAGCGTCACCGCGTAGGCGCCAGTGGACGGCACGACGAGGCTATCTACGCAGCTCGCGACGAAACTTCCCGCCTGCCACTGAATCTTGACGGAGCCAGGCAGATAGCCACCCTGAAACGGCCACACGCTCGCGCCCTCAGACAACTGAGACGGCGTGAGGCGGCAGGGGATGCCGGTGAAGTCGGCAGCGTAGGACGATGGCGAAAGCGTGTATAGCTCGCCGTTGCACGCCTCATAGGTGATCGAATTGACAGCCAGCGCGCGGCCCATGGGCAGATCGATGACCAGGCGATTGACCTGGGCGCCGTAGACGGGAAGATTCCAGCGGTCCGCCGGCGACGCCGCGTAATCGAGACTGGCAGACAGAGGAAAGCTATCGAGCGTGCGCTGCCAGGTCTGATTGAAGATGGCGCGCTGCATGATCTTCTCCGCAGTCTGGCGCGCGGACGAGATATAGAGCGTCAACAGCACGTCGTCGGCGATGAAGGTGGGGTCGAGGCGGCACTGCGCATGCGCCAGGGCGAGCGAGACGGGCTCGACGATGGCGTCGGAGATCCGGGTGATATTGAGCGCCATCTAGCGAGCCTCTTTCGGTACGCGCACAGCAAATTCGGGCGCGCGCTTCGCCGGGATCGCCAGGCCAAGCTTGACGAACTCGCGAGCCTGCGCGGCTTGAACATAGAGAACCTCACCAGGCGCGGTGGGGCGATGCACGCCGGCAGGGCGGATGCGGTCGGCGGCGATGACGGTTGCGATCTTCATTGAGATCCTTGAGGAATATGAGAGAAAAAACAGGGCGCCGGACTGGCCGCCCTGGGAGGCAAATGGAAACAGTTACGAGATGACGACAGCGTTGAGCGACTTGACCCACCAGAAGCCGTTGTAAGCCACGACTGTGATGGAATCGCCAGCCGCACCGCCGAAGGTGGCGATGTGGTGCGCATCGTTATAGCCGCTGGTCGGCGTGGTGAGGGTGTAAGCCTCGGCATCCTCGGCAAAGAACGCCATCTCCTGGCCGTCATTGCCACCGGAAGCGACAGAGCCGGCGGTGGGTAGCGCGAGAGTGAACGCGCCGGCGGTCCCGGTATTGAGGAAGACGTTGCCCGGCTTGATGGATACAGCGCCGGCAGCGGTAAGATGCTGCGGAGCGACGTTCTTGACGCAGGCATCGAGCGCAGCCAGCGCCAGGCAGAGCAGCGCAAAGTCAGTTGCGCCGCCGCCGTAGTCCGGTGCCCCGGTGGTGGGAACCACTGCGCCGGAGTTGGCAAGTACGAGAGTGTGTGCCATTCAAAGCTCCTTTCGAGAGCGGAAATCGGTTGAAGTCTGGCCGCCGCCTGACGCACCTGGCGCAGGCGGCGGCGCATCAAACCCAGAGGCTTAGCTGTGCGTCTGCAGGCCGACCAGCGGGTTTGTGCCAGGGTTGGTGGCATAGCCGCCGGAGCGGGTGTAGGCCAGGAAGCCGACCATCAGCTTGGTGGCGAAGCGCTCGTCGAGCCGCTGCACAACCAGGTCGCCGTCGGTGCGGAGCAGGTAGCCCTCTTCGGCGTCGCCGAAAAGAACGCCCTGCGCGCTGGCCGTGGTGCCGATCGGCATGTACGCCGAGAGCTTGATGGGATAACCGAGGATCTGATCCAGCATGCCGCTCTGCGGGTTGGGCTGGAAGAGCGGGCGGTTCAAGGTATCGAGCAGGCCGGCCACGTAGACGCGTGTCGACTTATGCATGTACCAGGCCGCATTCTCTTCGTAGATGGGATCGAGCAAACCCTCAGCTATGTTGAAGTCCAGGTAGCCAGGCCCCGCGTTGGTGGCCGTGATGTAATAGGTGTCCGTCCCAAAGGTAGAACCCTCTGAACCACCAAACGGCGCGGTCAGGATGCTCGCGATATTCGCGCCGTCGCCGTTGGCGATGAAGTTCTCAAGGCCGCGGGCGTAGCGCTTGGTGAGCCGATCGCGGAAGATCTGCGCCAGCGGGAAGGCCGAGTCGGCGAGTTCCTGCTTCGAGATCAGAATCAGCGTGGCCAGCGTGTCGGTCGATCCCACGAAGCCGCTCAACGTGGGATCCGTTTCGGTGACGTCGGTATTCTCGGCCATCACCACGATCGTGTTGGCAGTGTCGTTCTCGAGCCCGATCTTCATGGGCGCGCCATTGCCGGCGGTGACCTTTTTGCGGACGCTGCCGGTGAGCTGGCCGACGAACTTCTGGCCTGAGACCAGTTCGGGATAGAACTCCTGAGGCACGATGTAGGAGCCAGTGCCGGCCTCAGTGATGTCGCGGCGCTCGCCGCCGATCACGATGGCCCGTGCGGGCGTGTCGCGGCGGCCGCGGGCAAAGGCTGCGCGCTCTTCCGGCGAACACATGCTGACAACGCCGCTGTCGCCGAAGCGAAGATAGACCTCGACAGCGTTGGTGAGAAGCTTGTCGCCGGCAGCGCGAACGCCAGACTCTTCCTGGCCCGGCTTGGGGCGGGGCGCGGGCACGATGGCGCGCTGTTCGGATTCAAACTTCTCGCCACGTTCGAGCGCAATGATCTGCTCGGAGATGTCGTCCGCTTCGTCAAACATCGCGGTAGCCTGGGAGCGGAGCTCCTTGGCGCGTGCGGTTTCGTCCTTGGTGCGGCCGGACTTCGAGACGAGCTCGCTGGCTTGCTGCGCCAGGCGGCTGGCCTCGGTACCGACCTGGCCGCGCTTCAGTTGAAATTCCTGCTTGGTCATGGTTTTGCTCCTTCGCAAAACGGGGTTCAGTGGTCAGCAATCAGCGACCAGATTGCGGTTGACATGCTGGCGGCGCGGCCGTTCGCATGAGGACGTGGCTGTCCGATCACCATTGAAGGCAGCGGCTCTGGGCCGCGCGGACGAAATTTAAATTCGATCTAGGCGACGAGCCGAGGCCCAGGCTTGACGTAAGCGCGGGCACGGAGCGCGAGAGCGCGATCAGCCTCAGCACACATGCAATTGACCGTGTCGTCGCATACGTCAGGACCGCAGTTCTCGCAGTCACCATTCATGCATGCGTCGCAATCGCACAAACACTTGCTGTCGGCGCGAGGCGCACCCGGCGGCGCGATGGCGGACGCCTGGCGCATCTCTTCAATGTGGCAGCGGCGCTCGGCAGAAATGCCCTCAGGCCAGGCGCTGCGCGCGCCCACGCTAGTTTGCGTGTAGGCCGGGAAAGTAACCGGGCCGATGTCGAACATGTCGATGTCGTCGATCGAGCGCGTCGTCGAGACGTAATGGCCGGCCGCATCGTACTCATCGGACCAGGTGTCTTTGCGGACATTGAAGCTGAAGCTGCAGCCGTCGATGTCGCCGCGATTGATCATGGCGGACACATCGCGGCCCGGGCCGGTGTTAGGATCCGTATCGCAGTCGAAGCTGAATCCAGCAGCCGAATCCTGCAGCCGGAGCGTGCCAGACTTGGTGCGCCCGAGAAGCTGATTCGTGTCGTGATTAAACAGGCAGCGCACATCCTGATTCTCACTGAGGACGCGGGCGCAGGCTCCGGGCTTGACGATCTCCAGGAACCATCCATTGTCATAGACCTGGTCGTAAACCACGCCGATCCCGGCGATGCCCGGCTTTTCTCCGGACCTGGCCTGGATGCTGGCACCCTTGATAAAACGGCGTTCAATCGACATGCACTTCCTCCTCTTCGGTTTCTGGCTCGGCGAGCTCGAGCACCGCGATCGTGACCGCATTCTGGCGCGCGGATTGGATGTGGACGGCGCGAATTACGCGCCGGAATTCATCGCGGCAGAGCTGCTCCGAAAAGACCCAGGCCGCGCCGCGCTTCTTGAGCCTGCGAATCACTGCGCCAACCACTTCGCCAGAGATCGCGGCCGCGGCGCCGTCATCCCGGACGCCGAACGGATCCGCGTGGATGGCGCCGTCGGCAATCGATATAACCACCGGGCCAAGCTCGGCGGCGAGCTTTGCGAGGTCGGAACCTGCGCGGTGGAAGGCGTCGACGAACTGTTTGCCGTAGCGCGCAACGTAGCGAGCCAGAACAGTGCGCTCGTTCGCATCAGGCTCCGGGTCAGAGGCCGGATCCGCGCCCTGGCCATCGTCAAGCGGATCGCCTGTGCCCTTCGGTGGATCCTCGGGCGGATTGAGAACCTGTTTCGCGTCGAGCATATTGAGTGGCGAAAGAAAGATGTCAAGCTCCGCACCGCCGGGATTCATGCCCAGGGCGCGGCGCACGTCGTTGGCGCTTAGCCAGCCCCACTGCCGGCCGAGTGCGAAGCCCTGCTGTGTGGTAACGAAATCGCCGCGCTGCCGCTCCGTGAAATCGAACTCGACGATGTAGCTGTAGGCCTTGGGGCCCGTGCGCGGCATCAGCTTGCGCAGCAACTCCTTCTCAATGCGATTACAGTACGGCCGGAAGGTGTCAGTGACCAGCTGCAGCGTCTGGTTCTCGTGGTTATTATTGCTGAGCCGCGTGGTGTCGCCCAGAACGTGAGGCGGAAGTCCAAGCAGCCCCGCAATCCGCGAGCGCGTGAATTGCTGCGTAAGAATGAACTGGCAGTCTTCCGGAGAGAGCCCCATCGCCTGCAGCTTCCAGGCTCCGGTAAGGACGGCCGTGCGCAGCGCATTCTCGCCGCCAAAACTGCGCTCGAAAGATTCCTTGATCGAGGCGGCCTGCGTCGGGGTGACGATATTCCCCGCCTCGGGAGTCAACATCTGCAGCGGCACCGCGCCGTTGCCGAAGAATCGAGCGCCGAATTTTTCCGACGCCCGAGCCAGGCCCAACGTCTGGCGGGCCATAGTAACCGGCGAAAATCCCTTGAGCCCGTCGAAGGAGAACAGAGGGCAGTGAATCATGTCCTCTTTTTGAATGACGCGCTCGCGGCCGGACTCCATGCCAGCCCTGGTCACATACTCAAGAACCCCAGTCTTATTGTTGCGGCGCGGCTCAGTGACGCCAGGCGAAAGCGGATACAGGCCGCGACACCGGCCGCCGAAGTCGCGGATAATCTCCGCATAGCTGTTACCGGCGCAGGCCATGGCGCCGATCTGCGATTCCCAGAACGAGGGCGCCGACATCTCGTCATTCGGCTCGGTGGCAATCAGCCAGGTCAGATCGTGGTCCACGCGCTCTTTACTGCCATCCGCCTTGACCTCGTAGATGACCAGAGGCAGCGAAGAGATCGCCTGCGCGAGGTAGCGCACTCCGATGTAGAAGTCCGTGACCTGAAGAGCGGTCTGGACGTTGACGATTTCGCCCGATGCTGTCGGCTCGCCGGCTCCCAACCACCCCAGAAACGACGCCAGAGAGAGCGGAACTGACGGGTTTTCCAGGCTGGTTCGCGCCTCATTCGGCGCCGATCCGCGCCCGCGGCCGAACAGTTCGGCAAGCTTTCCCATGGATCTCCTACACGAAGAACATTTCGTTGGGGCTCTGCTGCGGGCCCGCAGACAGCGCCAGGTACATGGCGTTAAAGAGCGCGCTAGCTGGATCGATCTTGATGTTGGGTCGATCTTCCTTGCGCGGGAAAATGTTCTCGTTGGCGTCCGGCTTAACGAATACGTTGCCGACAGCCCAGGTCAGTACCGGATCGCCGTCGTAGTGAAAGCGGCCGGAAAGAACGGCGGCCTCGATCTCCTTCATGGCGGGATCGAGGTACTTCCAGGTCTGAGGCACATCGAGCACTTTAGCGTCGCCGAGCCTTAGCCTTAACTCTTGCTGCATCTGCATGGCCTGGTGTTGGTCGAAGGCCAGAACCACGTCTGAGAACTGCGGCAGCTCCGCTTCGATTTCTTTCTGCACAAAAGCCAGTTGAATTTCCGCGCCTTCGTGGTCGACGATGCGATGTTCTTTGATCCAGCGCTCGTAATGCTGATGCTCGCCATCGTTAGCGCGATCGCGGGGAACGTAATGCGTGCCAAACGCGTAATAGTGCCGCTGGTCGCCCTGCCACTTCACAAACAGGCGGCAGCGCGAGGTGAGGTCGATCCGCGCGCCCAGGTCAAGGCCCTGGAAGCAGCGATACTGCAGGAACTCCTCCATCGAGAGAGAATGATCCGCGCAGGCCTTCCAGGCAATCATGTTCATCCACGGGTTGCGCGCGTTGGTCCAGATGTTGAGGTTCTTGCACTTGTAAGCGTTCTGGCGCGCTGGCCGCTGAATTGCCTCCTTGAGTTCCGCCTCGATGTAGTCGGCGAGGACACTGACCCCGTAATTCGGGTTTACCTCCTGCGCGGCTTCGATGGTCGCCCAGTAGGGCAGCTGGCCGCCAGGCGTCTCGACCAGGCGGTCCGGATCGTCGACGGTGTAAACCACGCCAAACAGCCGATCGTTAATAAAGGTGCCGTCAAGAACCTTCTTCAGATCCTCCTGGAGCGTGAAGCAGGGCCCCTCGATGTCGATCCCAGCAGTCGAGATGACGAGCTGCAGCGGCTGCCGCCGCGCGCCCATGCCCGTCCTTGCCGTGTCGTACTGCGCCCAGGTGGGCTGCTCATGAAACTCGTCATGAAGGAAACAATGCGGCGACGGTCCGTCGCCAGGCGTGCCGATCACGATCTCAAACTTCGAGCCCTCATCGGGCAGCTGCATCGATTCGAGATTGATCTCGATGCCAAACCAATCCTTGAAACCCTCGGCGCGCTTGGCCATCTTCGATGCGGGCGAGAAAACCTCTTTCGCCTGCTTCTTATTGCCGGCGCCGGTATAAACTTCCGCGCCTGGCTCGCCGTCGCCGACGAACATGTAGAGCCCGATGCCGGCGGCGAGAACCGTCTTGCCGTTCTTCCGTGGCACCAAAAGGACAGCCTGGCGAAACCGGCGCAGGCCGGAAACCTTGTCGACCCAGCCGAAGATCGAACAGACAATAAAACACTGCCAGAGCCCGAGCCGGATCCGCTCCGCGTTCTGGGCCCAATGCCCCTTGACGTGCGGAAAGCGCTCGATGAAGCCGCAGGCCTTGCCGGCGCGGATCGGATCGAACTTGTACTTGAATTCCTCCGTGCGGCTTCGCGCGAGATCCGCGAGATGGCGCGCACAAGCCAGACGCACCCACTTACAGGCGCGAATCTCGCCGGCGACAACAGCGCGGCAGTACTCGTTGGCGGCAGCGGCGTAGGCCCGAAACTGCTTGCGTTTGTCGGCTGAGAGCTTCTTCTTAGCCGACATACTCGTCCCAATCCGCGCTCCGAACCGGCGCTTTCCCGGTTGCGTGGCGGGACTGGTTGACCAGGTCTCCGAGGCCGAGCTTGCCGCTGACTTGGACGATCAGAGCGAGCTCCGCGCATTTCGCGTAGCCGTGGCGCATGCGGTAGACCAGGCCGCATAGCATCTCAAGCGCGATGCGGTGATTGATCCTGAGCGGCCGAACCGCGTGGCCGGCAAGCTCATGCCAGATCGCACATTTCTCCGCGCTCTCACCGCCCGATGTCAAGGCCGCGCCCGAGAGCCACTTCGCTGGCGGGTCGCCGACGAGCTCCTCGCGCGCCGGCTCGCCGAAGCGCGCCCGGCCGCGTGACGGATTTTTCCTGTAAGCCCCCGACCGCTCGTTGATCTCCGTGATTTTGCGGTTGCGCCCCATACGATTCGATTCGCCGCTTCAGCCTCGATTGCGAGCCTTCCCTGCGCTGCCGAAGCGGCAGAGCCTTTCCAAAGCCCGGCAGCGGCCATGCCTGATTTCACACGGCTAGATGCTCAGATTTGCTCTGTTTTCGGCCAAAACTTGGATTTTGTGGACGTTCGTGCGCCTTTCCATGTCGGTCTACGGCCCCATCCTTCTGAAACATTTAGCCCCCCCTACCCCCCACCCGTCCGAATCCGCCATCCTCCGTCGCCGTCTTGTAGCCGTGACATGAGTCGCAGAGACTTTGGTGGTTCGTCTTGTCCCAGAACCGCTCAGGAGCCACCCCCGCCGGCACTATGTGATCCGTGCAGGTCGCAGCTATCACCACGCCATGATGCTGCCCGTCAGGGTCAACGCAGTCAGGGAAGCGCTTCAGTCGCCCTTGCGAATAGCGCTGCCACGGTCTACCGTATCCACGTTTAGCAGCGCTGCCCCGGGCGCGCTCTGTAGTTCGTGCAGGCGAGAACGCCTCACACGCATCGCAGTAGCCACTTGCCACTACATTCGGACAACCTGCGCGCGCACACGGTCGCGATGTACGTGACGACATTGCTTCTCTTACGCCGCGCCATACGCTGCCTGCAACTTCGCCACATACGCCGGATCCGGTGTGATATGACCCGCGTTCCAGATCTCGCCGATCTCAGCCAGGTCTTGCGGCTTGTCGCCCACAACGTAGCTATTGAACCAGCGCACAAACTCGCGCGCACAAACGTCGATATCCGTCTCCAGCTGTTGCGGCGTGAAGCAGCGCTCAAAGTTCAGGAACATCAACTGCCACGGCCCGTAGCTCATGGCAGCCGGCGACTGCGGCGGATTCCCGACTGGAGGATAAATCGCGAGCAGCGGCGCCATCGATACACGAGCCCACAACGCGCCGTTCGCTTCATATGCCGGCTCGTGACGCGGCCCACAATTCGCGCCCATGCTGCTTTCGACAGAAGCGATCGCGCGCATCACCTTCACGCCATCGAGAGGCGCCGGAACCCGCAACTGCTCACCGTAAAACTCACACGCCGCCAGCACGTCTTGTTGCGCAAAGCTATTCAAGCGCCCTCCGCCTGCTGCTCGACCGCGGCCACTTTTTGCGCTCTTTCGAGGTCGCCAGCTTCAGCCTTTGCCCCGTGGTCCGGCTCGGCTAGATTCAACGCTGCCGACACCGCGCTGCCCACGTCGCGCTTGAGACCAGCATCCTCAGTCGCCCAGCGCGCCATGCGCGCACTGATCGTTTCGTCAGGATCGCCATCAGCCAGCACATTCACGAACTGGTCAAACGCCACCAGGTCGCGCTTCACTGGACCTTCCGCCGCGGCCGTCTGCTCCTGAGTCGCGATCTCGGTGGGCGTCAAGGGTGTGATTGGATTTGTCGTCATCTTCGTCTCCCGCAATCTTCTAAGGCACAAAGAACTTCGCCGCGGCGCCGCCCCACGTCGTCACAGCGCTCTCAATTCGCTTCAGTAGCTTCGGATGCAGAAAATCGTGCCAGGCCTGCGCCGTTTCGCTCGCCATGCCAGAGACTGAAGTCAGCGCCACATTCGTCTGCTTCAGCGATCCAGCCAAATCCTGATTCGTAACCAGCCCGTTGATTCCGTCGATCGCCGTGCCGAGCTTCGTCAGATCCGCGTGGCTATCCGTCACCAACTCAGTTTCCTGGCTATCGAGCACTGTCAGCCGCTGGTCTTCGTGATTAGCCGCGACCTCAAGCTGCCCCGCTGTATAACGAAACGTGTTCAGCGTCTTGGCTACATCGGCGACCGTTCCACACGGCCCGGGAACGCACGGCGCGTTGATTTTCGCAACCGTCTCATTCAGTCCCGCAACCGTCTCGTCCACCTTGCCGATCGCGCCATTCAAGCGCGCGATCGTCTCGGCAATCGCCGGCTTCGTCTCCGTAACCAGGCCGTTCAGGTTATCCGCGACGGCAGCGGCTTTTTGCTCCGCCACCGTCGCAGCTTTGAGCGACGCATCCGAATCTGCGGTCAGCGCAGAGACGCATTTCTCAAACCGGTAAACTCCCCAGCAACCAAAGCCGCACAGCGCTGCCACACTTGCCAGCAGCGCCAGCACGGCAATTTGTATCGCGCGAGCCATTCGCCTAGAGCAGCTTCCCAGCCGCGACGATCGCAGGATCTTCGGCGACCGCTTTTACGGTCGCGATCACAGCGGTGTCGAGACCCACGTCGGCGAGCTTCGCCTGGGCTGCCGCGCCGCCCGCTTTCAGAACCGCAATCACTTCGCCGAGCAGCGCGTAACCAGCGTTCTCAACATTCACAGCCAGCGGCCCATAAACCGGAACTGCCGCGCTGACTGCCGTTACTGTTGCTTGCGTTCCCTCGATCTTCGTCGCATCAGCTACGACGGTCGGCTCGGCCGCGAGCAGCTTCTGGATCGCATTCGCAAAGAAGTGCCCGATACTCTTGAAAACTTTCATATCGCTCCCCGTGTTTCCCCCGCCTTGGCGGGCGTTGCTACTGGCGCTTCGGACTCGCGAGTCGCCCGCGACAGCACAAGCTTTCGATTGCCCAGGCGCGATCACGCGCCCGGTTGCGTAGGGTCCGACTTATCTGAATCCGCGCTGCCCTTCGCATTGCTGTTCAACAGCGCGACCACACCGATATTCGCGCCGGCAAACAGCTTCCACATGTCGGCTGCGAGATCCTTGGTTCCCGGGTGCAGAGAGAATCCGATTGCCGCCCCAAAGAACAGCAGCCACATCACAAGCAAAACCGCGAGCGCTGCGTTCTTGCTCGCCAGATCAAAATGCTTCATCGTTCATCCCCGAGCGGAATTCCCTTCCGGCCCTCGATGTGCGAGATGCGGCGCTCGTGCCCCGAAACGTCCGTCTGTATATCCTTGACGTCCGTTTTCATGTCGCGGATTTCGATGCCCTGGCCGCGCACACGCTCCGTCAGTTTCCCGTAAACATAGACCGCGACCGCCAGCTGCGCGATAGCCGTGGCTACAACCTGCCAGAAGTTACCCACACTCACCCCCCGCGCCGCATGCTCCCGGGGTCCCGGGCGACAGGTCCACGTCGCTGTGGTGGATGCGGATACACCCGCACCGCTCTGTCGCCGAACACCGGCTTCCCGTGTTTATCCGTCCCTATCACTGAGGCCGGATACGGCCACAACCGCACTTTCTCAATCGCCAGCTCCGTCGCGTCTTCGGGATCGGCGATCTGGCCCGTCTCGTAATAGACCGGCTTTCCGCCAGGCTCAACCGGCTGCCCTCTGCGCACCACGTGCCTGCGCAGCCGCTTCCACTCACTCATGCCCAGCGTGTGCGACCGGCCATACAATCCCGCGTTGCGCTCAAGCTCGGCCAGCGTGATCGTCACCGCGATCAAGTGCTCGACCAGAATTTGATGCAGAGTCTTTTGCTGTTTCGGCGGCAGCGGCTGTACGCCGGCCAGCTCGCCGTTCGTGAGCCACACCTCGCGCCACTGCCTGGCCGCGACCTTTTCCAGAGCCAGCGAAAGCCGCACTTGATAAATTACGCGCCAGCCGAGAGAGATGTTGGAGTCGAAGAGATTGATCTTGACGCCGCGCGCCGCACGGCGATCCGCACTGGTTTTGCTCATAGAAGTTTGTGCACAGGAAGAGGATGGAGAGACAGCTCAGCCTACCCTTGCTACGCGCTCACTGTCGCAGTGCTCGCCGGTCTTGCCGGCGTCGGGTTCAGATGTTCTTGTTCCATTGCCGACTCTACACGCGTCGAGATCGAATGCAACATTTGTAAACTAATTGGCGGTTCAACTTTACAATCAGACTCAGCGAGCATCCCTCTGCGCCAGCTCAACCATGCGCTTCGCGCTCCGGTCAGCGCGATATAGAACCGGGGGCCGTTCCGCAGAACAGAGGGTTACGTCAATTTCCGGAACCAACGCGCCAATCTCGATTCCAAAAAAGCCTGCAATCATGCGCAGCCGGCACGATGGACAGCCGTTTTGTCCAGTTTCGTAGGAGTAGAGCTGTTGCGGCGTGACGTCAATAGCCTTTGCCAGTTCCCCCTGCCTCACGCGACGCTCCACCCGCAAGCGCTCAATGCGGCTTCCAACTTCAATGTCGAAGCGCCTCTCCTCTTCTGTCTTCGACTTTGGCATCACGCCACCTCCGCCATCGCCACACTCGCACCCACACCCGCACACTGCTTCCGCGGCCCGCGCTTGCGCGCCGCGCGCGATTTGGCGCAGTCCGTGATCTCAGCCTGCGAGCACGCGCCCTTCAGCAGGATCGCGTCGACGTAGAGATCTGCCGGGGCTTCCGTGAGCTCGTCGGCAATCACCATCGTCCCCGCGTAGGGCCGCAGCGCATGTAGCTCGTCGAGCATCGCTGCGCCGCCCTCGAAAGGCCACGCCAGCGCGATCACCTCCGGATCGATGATCTCGGCCGTCGCTCGCGCCTCGTGCGCGGTGGCCACCGGGTAGACCGCAAAGCCGCGGTTGGCTAAAACGAAACTGCGCACAGAACACCGCGTCTCATCAGAATCGATCAGCAGAATCTTTTTCTTTGGCCGCATATTTCCCTCTCGTAAATTCCCACTGTTTCAGCAGCTTCTGCGCTGCCTTGATCAGCAAAACCCGCGCGTCGATGTTGGCCTGAAACACTTCGCGCGAAGATTCAAAATTCACCTGGCCGGCCAGGTGCGTGCACGCCCTGTGCAGCGAATCCAACACCGGCAAAAGAAACCGCGGCGCCCGGCACGCCCCACCCCGCTCGCTCATCGCCCGCTCCCCACGCTCGCCTGCCCGTTGCGCCGCAGCTGCTCTTCGTCCCAGTGCCAGCGGCGCCCATCTTTCCAAATGCCCTCGCCGAAAAACCGCGCGAGCCCCAGCTTCACGCGCAATACCGGCGAATTCACGGCCTGCGCATTCCATGCGGCGATCATGGCCAGCGCAATGGTTGCCGGCGGATCGCCCTTTTCGGCTTCGAGAGCAATCACATCCCGAAGCAGTTTATGTTTTCTGCGGTTCGTCACCGCCAGGGCAGAGCACACCTGGTCAACGGCGTAGTTCAGGGCGTTCTTCAGTCCTCTCCCCCCCTCGCTTGCGAGGGGGCGAGGGGGTGTCCCGTTTGCTTTTGTTTCACTAACGTTTCCTTTCAATATGAGCGTGTCGCCAATGTCACCCTTTTGTGTCGTCAATGTCACCCTTTCCTGCGCCAATGTCACCCTTTTCGCCTTCCTCAAAAGGGTGACATCCTGACACCCTTTTAACTGCTCCACGGAGATCTCGTACCGGGTGAAATTCCCCGCACCATCTCCGCGCAGAACCGTCAGCCAGCCCGCGGCCTCGAGAGCGTCAAGCGTCCGCTGCACCGTCCGCTCCGAGCGCCGCACCAGCTTGGCGATGCGCGGAATTCCAGCAAAGCAGCTCTCGCCATCGTCGTTTGCGTGACTCGCCAGGCAGGAAAGTACTGCGACCTCCGTGGCGTCCTTCATGGTCGACGTCCACACAAGCCCCATCAACGGAATACTCACAGTGTTTTCCCCTGGCCGTGTCCACGCGGCTCGACGAGCTATTCTCTACTGCAGTAGTTTTAGAGCTTTTCCAGCCAGAAGTACCGCGTCTTGCCGCCGTCCGATTTCGAACTCAGCAGCTCCACGCCTTCCTGACACCTGACACCTGTTTTCAGGACTGGGGCGGTCAACCCTTCCGGGACCAGGCAGATAGCCTCGCGGCCCATACACCTGGCGCTGTTCTGCTCCCGCCCCACCCCTTCCGCGCTCAGCAGTCCCCCCGACCGCGAACGCGAAACTCAATACCCCGCCGACCACACCCACGCTCGTCTTTCTCACGCCGCCTTCTTCCTCTTGCGCCGCCGTCTGGCGCGCTCTTCAAGCCCCAACTGGATATCGATCGCACCTTTACCCCAGCCCGCGAACCGCGACCGCGGCTTCGGCTTACGCAGCGCCCGAATCCGTGCCGCCTCCGCCTTCATGCATGCCGGACCCGCGCACACATTCCGCTCCTCGTTCGACCAGACGGCCCCCTCGTGGCCCGTGCGACACGCCCAGCAGGGCGCAGCTTCCGTGCACCGGCAATACCGGCAAACGGGCTCGAGGGGTGCAGTCACGGTTTATGCCTCGGCAGATAGAGGTTGTGAATCGCCCACGGCAGGTCCAGGCCAATATCGATCGCGGGCAGCGCATGCGCCAGGCGCGCATGATGATGTCGCTCAAGCTCGTTTGTGGCCCATCCATCGAGCGCCACCACGCCGCCGCTGTAGGCCGCCATCGTCCATGTGTGGTCGACGACGATTCCGGGGAGAAACATTTCGCGCGCGCCCTCTCGGAGCGACAGCCTGGTCGAGTACGTATCGAGCGCCCGCGAGCCCGCATCGGCCGCAAGCAGCGCCCACTCCGCGCGATCCAGATGCGCCCGCGGCGTCTGCGCGGCCAGGTGCAGGTTCAGCGCAAGTGTAAGTGCGGGT